ATTGACCGCCGTGCTAAGTCCATTGATGAGGCTATCTTTGTTGGTCACCGAACAATGAAGACCGTTAGCGAGTTGGTCGCTATGGGTTATGACTATGACGAAATGGTCGAAGCATCAGGCAACGGCAACGACTTTGATAACAACCAAGAGTATCAAGCTCGTAACCCATTCGCTGTTATCAGCACATCAAACAACGGTGATCCATCTAGCAAGAGTGTTCTTTATATTGAAGGCTATTTAAAGGTGGACTTTGATGGTGACGGTATTGCAGAAATGCGCCGTATCTGCACCATCGGTACTGGAAACAAGGTAATCCGCAACGAAATCGTTTCTGAGCGACAGTTTGCTGACTTCTGTCCAGATCCAGAGCCACACACATTCTTTGGCATGTGTCCTGCTGATGTCGTTATGGACATTCAGCGTATTAAGTCCAATGTCCAACGTGGCATCTTGGACTCCTTGGCCCAAGCCATTCACCCCCGTACAGCAATTGTCGAGGGTCAGGCCAACATGGAAGATGTGCTGAACACTGAAGTTGGTGCTGTTATCCGTATGAGAGCGCCAGGAATGGTTCAGCCATTTACCACTCCTTTTGTTGGTCAAGCAGCATTCCCCATGCTGGACTACTTGGACGACATCAAACAGACCCGTACAGGCATTTCTAAAGCCGCTGCTGGCCTAGATGCTGATGCACTGCAAAGCACCACCAAAGCAGCTGTGTCTGCTACTGTCAATGCTGCTCACCAGCACATTGAGATGATTGCCCGTATCTTTGCTGAAACTGGTCTGCGTAAGCTGTTTACCGGCATCCTCAAGCTGGTTGTGGAAAACCAAGACCGTGCACGAATGATTCGTCTGCGGAATACGTTTGTGCCAATTGACCCCCGTTCATGGGATTCCAAGATGGATGTCATCGTGAATGTGGGTGTTGGTGACGGAACAATTGAAGACCGCATCAATATCCTGAATCAAGTTGCAATGCGTCAGGAAATGCTGATTAAGGAAACTGGACCTAATAATCCTGTTGTTTCCGTACAACAGTACACCAACACATTGACCAAGATGCTTCAGTTGGCTGGCATTAAGGATTCGCAGAATTACTTCAACCAGTTACCTGCTGACTTCCAATTGCCAGAACCACCAGCACCTAAGCCAACTCCAGAGGAAACACTGGCTCAGGTTCAGGCTCAAGCTATCCAGGCTGATATTCAAAAGAAAGCCGCTGAATTGCAGTTGGACCGTGAAAAAGCATTGTTGGCAGATGACCGGGAACGTGATCGTATTGAACAAGATGGTATCTTGCGTAGATATGAGCTAGAATTGAAATACGGTGTACAAATTCAAAGTGCAGAAATAAATGCTGCAATGAATAAAGACCGAGAGTTAATCCGTCAACAAGCTGCAATGAGTCAAGCGCCTCAACAGCCCCAACCTATGATGTGACATGGATGATTTAGAAATTAACCTCGCAAGAGGTGACAGAGCAAAACTTCTACTAGAGGACGAACTTCTGGTAGAAATGCTTAAGAAGATTGAGGATGATTGTTACCGTGAGATTCGGGCCTCCAAGTTAATGGAGGGTCCTATTAGAGAGCAAGCGTATTTGCTCTTGACCACGGTAGATATTCTGCGATCTAAACTGCGCTCTGTCATGGATACGGGAAAGATGGCAGAAGTGGCTTTAGCAAGAACTCGTGGTCGTCCCCGCAAGAATCCATAAATCATTTAAGAGGTAAATATGTCCGATAACGCACAAGCAGTCGGTTCGATTACAGTAAACCAAGCAGCACAGAGCTTTGCATCCATGCTAGACACTCAAGAGGGTGTTGACACTGGTGCAGAGGTGCAACCAGAGGAGGAGCAATCCGAATCTGAGTCTGAAGAGGTGGAATCTGCGGAGCCGCAAGATGAAGCAGAAGAACCCTCTGAGGAAGTAGAAGGCGAAGACGAAGAAGTCGAAGAACCAGCCCCTAAGGACGAGAAATTTGTTGTCAAAGTTGATGGCAAAGAAATCGAAGTCCCAAAGGAAGAGCTGATCCGAGGTTATCAACGTGAAGCTGACTACACACGGAAAACGCAGAAACTAGCAGAAGAGCGCAAATTTGTGGAGTCTGAGTTTCAGCAAGTACGTGGAGAGCGTGAGCAATATGCTCAGATATTGGGGCAATTACAGCAAAAATTGCAGGAGTTTGAACCACCAGAGCCTGATTGGAATCGCCTAGAAGTTGAAGACCCGACTGAATATGCCCGTCAATGGACATCACATCAGCGCCGTCAGCAGCAAAAATATGCGATTCAAGCCGAGCAGATGCGGTTACAACAATTGCAACAAGCTGAAGCACAAAAGCAAATCCAATCTGTTTTGGCTGAAGAAGCCGCAGCTTTGAAGAAGAAAATTCCCGAGTGGAGTTCTCCTGAGAAAGCAAAAGCAGAAGGAAAGGCTTTGTTGGAATACGGTCAGAGCATGGGCTTTTCCGAGCAGGAACTGAACGGCATTACTGATTCACGGGCATTACTTGCACTCCATAAGGCGTGGAAGTATGACCAGATGATGAGTAAACGTCCAGAACTCCAGGCGAAGATTAAAAAAGCACCACGTATGGCAACTCCAGGTTCAGTAGGTAGCGTGAGTTCCAAGTCTGGTGATATTAATAACGCAAAAAAACGTCTTGCACAGACCGGAAGCGTCAGAGATGCCGCATCCCTTTTTGAAAAGTTTATCTGAGGATTTATCATGGCAGCAATTACCAACACCTATACCCGATATGACGCTAAAGGCATTCGGGAAGACCTCTCCAACGTGATCTACCAGATCTCGCCAGAAGAGACACCATTCATGAGCAACATTGGTCGTGAGAACGTTACCAATACTTTCTTTGAGTGGCAAACGGACGACCTCGCTTCAGCAGTTACTACTAACGCTCAGGTCGAAGGCGACGATATTACCTCTTTCACAGCCGCAACTCCTACAGTTCGTTTGGGCAACTACACCCAGATCAGCCGTAAGGACGTGATCATCGCTGGCACTTTGGAAGCCGTTGACAAAGCTGGTCGCCGTAGCGAACTGAGCTATCAAATGGCTAAGAAGTCTGCCGAGATCAAGCGTGACATGGAAGCCACAATGTTGGCTAACCAAGCCGCTGCTGCTGGTGACACTTCCACAGCCCGTAAAACTGGCGCTCTGTTGGCCTTCTTGAAGACCAACACCAACGAGGGTACAGGCGGTGGTGATCCTTCTTACACAACCATCCCTACTGATGACCGTACAGATGCCACTGCTGGCAACCTGCGTTCTTTCAGCGAAGTCTTGCTGAAGGATGTCATTCAGAAGGTTTGGACAGAAGGTGGCTCTCCTTCCATCGTTATGGCTGGTCCTGTCAACAAGCAGAACCTGTCTAAGATGGCTGGCATTGCTGGTCAGCGTTTCAACGTGCAAGGTCCTAAGCCATCGACCATCATCGGTGCTGCTGACATCTACGTTTCCGACTTTGGTAACGTGAGCATTGTTGCTAACCGCTTCCAGCGTGAGCGTGACGTATTCGTGGTTGATCCCGAGTACGCAAGCGTCTGCTTCTTGCGTCCTTTCCAGACAGTCGAACTCGCCAAGACAGGTGACGCTGAGAAGCGCATGCTGTTGGTTGAGTGGGGCTTGAAGGTCAAGAACGAGAAAGCCCACGGCGCTATCTATGACCTGAATAGCACAATTCAGGCTTAATCAAGAAGGGTGGGCTAAATACCCACCCTTTTTTTATCCACTACGACCATGACAACCAAAATCTTTGACTTTGATCCCATCATGGGAACAAAAAAGCTGTGGCACTATGACGATGCTACAGATGAGGCGGTGATTGAGACAATCATCGATGTGTCGAATATTGTTGCTGACAACAAACAGAAATTTAATTCGTTTGATGAGAAAGCAAACTGGAATGGAGATCTGCACCACGTTGCATCCATTCCTATGGCTCTCTACTATCAAATGAAAGCAGAGGGCAAACTTGATGACCAAGCTTATATGAAGCGTTGGCTCAACGACCCTGATAACCGAGCATTTCGCACACGACCTGGAGAAGTTTAATGGACAGTAAGACCATTGGGGTTTTAATCCCAACACGGGACTTTGTTAACGCTGGATTTGCCTACGATCTGGCACGTTTGGTTGGTTTTACGGTGGGTACATCCCATCACAAGGTGGTTTTGTACACAAGCTCTGGCACTTTGTTGTCAGCACAACGTCAGGATTTGGCTAAATCAGCCATTGAAGCTGGTTGTACTCATACGCTGTGGCTTGACAGCGATATGCGGTTTCCCAAGGACACCATCATCCGTCTGTTGAAGCACGATACAGGCATTGTTTGCGCTAACTATGCAAAGCGTAGATTTCCTACTGAGCCTATTGCGGTAAGGAAAAATACGGAAGATGAGGATGCCAAAGTCATTAAGAGGGTATATACTGAAGACCATTCAACCGGATTGGTTGATGTAGATTACTGCGGCATGGGTGTAATGCTCGTCAAAGCAGAGGTCTACAAGACAATGGAATATCCTTGGTTTGCTATCCCTTGGGTTCCAAATGCACAAGACTACATGGGCGAAGATGTCTGGTTTTGTCGCAGAGCCGCTGAGAACGGCACAAAAACATATATCGACCAAGATCTCTCAAAAGAGGTGCATCACATTGGTTCGTTTGAATTCAAGCATGAACACACAATAGCGTGTAGGGATGTAGAAAATGGCACTTGATACATACGCAGAGTTGAAATCAACCGTAGCAGATTATCTAAACCGGAGTGATCTGACATCAGTCATTCCTGGTTTTATTGCTCTTGCTGAGGCCAAGTTCAACCGTAAACTGCGTCTGCGTCAAATGATCAAACGTGCAGAAGCACAAATTGAAACATCCTTCTTTGCGTATCCTTCTGATTGGTTGCAAGCCAAAGAGTTTCAACTGAACACAGACCCCATTGTTCGACTGAAGTTTGTCACTGAGGCTTATGGTGATGAACTCAAAGCCACGAGCTTTATGGCTGCTGGACAACCACTGTATTACACAATCACTGGTAGCCAGCTAGAGTTCATCCCCTCCCCAGACACAACATACTCCGCAGAGCTTACGTATTATGCTAAGATTCCTGCGCTGAGTGATTCAAACACAAGCAACTGGCTATTGCTTTACGCCCCAGACTTGTACTTGTACGGAGCTTTGTTGGAAGCTACACCGTACCTAAAAGACGATGAACGTGTTGCTATTTGGGGGCAGTTATATGCCAACTCATTGGGCGACATTGAAGTAGCAGATCAAAGGGCTTCTGTTTCTTCAACTCCTATTGTCCGTGCCCGATCATTGGGGTAATAAATGTCATCTTTTACAAATTACACAGAGAACCTTGCTCTGACATGGTTGTTTACAACCTCGTCAGCAACCCGTCCAACTGCTTGGTTTGTGGGTTTGTTTACTGCTGCACCTAGCGATACAGGTGGTGGCACTGAGGTGTCTGGTAGTGGATATGCTCGTAAAGCCACAGGAACAATTTCTGGTAGTGGTACAGCAACAACATTCACCAATGCCGCAGCTATTGAGTTTGATGCTGCTTCTGGTGGTAATTGGGGAACAATTGGTTGGGCAGCAATTTTTGATGCCGAGACAAGCGGCAACATGGTTGCATGGGCTCC